AATATATTATAATTTGTATGTAAATTAGAAATTTATTAGAGGTTACTTAGTGTCATTCTTTAAAGTTCCATTGGACAGATTATTCAAAAGATTAAATTTTGAACCCCATACTGCTCAACGGGAAATTATAAGACTCTTAGAACAACACAAATTTACAGTTGTAGCCGCGGGACGTCGCTTCGGTAAGTCTGAGCTAGCTGCTCACCTAGCGTTCGCAAAATTGCTTGAACCTGGTACACGAGTAGGTATTGTTGCTCCCAACTTTAATCTTAGTAATATTATCTTTGATATTGTTGCTAGAATTATTAAAGAAACTGGTATTGAGACCGTTAAGTTTTCATATAAAGATAAATATATTGAATTAGATAACGGATCATGGTTCAAAGGACTCTCAGCACATAAACCAGATTCTCTTGTTGGTCGCGGTTATGATTTACTGATACTTGATGAGTATGCACTAACAGCAGATCTTCAAAGTATCTGGGAACTACAGCTTAGAGCTACATTATCAGATAATCCAAACTCTAAAGCTATGTTTATATCATCTCCACGCGGTAATAACTTTTACAAGACACTATATGGATACGGTAAAAGTGATGACCATCCTAACTGGATATGTTATCATGCGCCTACTTCAGCTAATCCATATATTCCTAAAAAAGAAATAGAAGAAGCTAGAAGTACCCTATCTCCTGAAAGATTTTCACAAGAATATTTAGCTGAGTTTGTATCATTTGCTGGTCAAATTTATAGACAGATTAATATTATGGATATAAAAGATACTATTAATCTAGATAATTTTGAGATAATAGCTGGGTTAGACTTTGGTTTTAATCATAGCACTGCTGCAGTAGTTGTAGCTACAGATGGTGAGTACTTCTTAGTATTAGAAGACTATAAAGTATCAGGCGCTACAACTGAAGATCATGCTAACTGGTTTCATGTAAAAATGAATGAGTATGATATATCTAACATTTATAAAGATTCAGCAGCAGCTCAGTCTGGATACGACTTTGCATTATTGTATGATATATGCACAATAAATGCAAATAAAAGTGTTAATGATGGAATTGCCGCTCTTCAAGGTTTATTCAATAATAATAAATTAGTTATTGATACAAATTGTACAGATTTAATACTTGAACTAGAAAACTATGCTTGGAAAGAGACATCAGCCGGTCAAAGAGAAACGCCAGTAAAAATAAATGATGATTTATGTGATGCTCTTAGATATGCTGTTTATACATTCTTAATTAGTCAGGCACGTATAGAATCATGAGTGAACCTAAATACAACAGATTATTTGTAAAAATGGTTAGGGATGCTACTAGAGTACATCTCAAAAAAGCAGATAAATGTTATATCTCAGGGGAAACTGAAAATTTAGAAGTTCATCATTTATATACATTATCTGCTTTAGTAACTGAATTCTTAGAGAAGAATAAGATTACTATAACAGATGATAATAAATTAGAAGTCAGACGACAATTTATTGATGCAAATAAAGATAAAGTTCAAGAACAATATGTGCTAACAAAACAGTTGCACAAAAAATTACATGTAATCTTTGGAATTAGTTATCCAAATCATTATGTACCAAAAGTAAAAGCTTGGATGGAAAAACAAAAGGAAAGGTGTCAATAAATGGCTGGTCGTGTAAAGCGGTTTCTTCAAAAACTAAATCCTATTCAGTCAGATATTGCTTCATCTGAAAGAGGTTCAGGCTATCCAGATACTAGTGTAACAGCGCATGAAGCTCAAAGTACTGTAGGTATTGTTAAGCGTTGTATGGAAGTTATTGCAGATGCTGCATCAGAAGTACAAATTAAAGTGTACAGAATGGATAAAAATGGTGATTTAGCAGAACGTTCTGATAATATTATATCTAAGTTTTTACATAATCCTAATGAGCAATATGATAGAACACGTTTTTTCTCTAATTTAATTGACGATCTTATAACAGATGGTAATGCATTTATATTTATTAATAATGATGGAATGTATCATTTACCAGCAAGATATGTAGAGATTATAGAACATGAAAAAACCTTTGTGGAAGGTTATAGATATACAGCTAATGGATCTAATAAAGTATATAGTCCAAAGAATGTTATCCATGTTAGACTAAATAATGTGGATTCAGTATATAGAGGTATTAGTAAATTAGCTCCTATTGAAGAAGAACTTAAGATTTATAAAGCAATGCTTGCGTATCAAAAGTCTTTCTTTGTTAATTCAGGAATTCCACGTGTAATTTTAAAGACTGTAAACTTTTTAAACTCACGTACAAAACAACGTTTATTAAGTGATTGGGAAAAAGCGCATAATTCACTATATAAGAAAGCAAATGGTACAGCTATTCTTGATGGTGGTTTAGATGCTACAGTTTTAGAAAACTCCTTTAAAGATTTGGATTTTAATCAAGGAGTTGAACGTTTAGAACAATATATTGCAGTTATTTTAGGTGTACCTTGGGTATTGCTAAACTCTGGTAACAATGCTAACATTAGAAATAATGAACGTTTATTTTACTATAGAACAGTACTACCACTTATGAATAAAATAGCATCAGCTGTTGAGTTTCATATACATAAGATTTCACCTAATATGAGAGGTAGACTGGTTGTTAAAGCTGATACATTCTCAATAGTAGCTTTACGTCCAGATATGAAGGAACATGCTGCATACCTATCAACTTTAGTTAATGGTGGTGTACTTACTCCTAATGAAGCACGTAAAGAGCTTCGTCTAGAACCATATGATGGTGGGGACGAGATTAGAATTCCTGCTAACATAGCTGGTTCAGCAGGTAATCCGTCAGAAGGAGGAAAACCTAGTGACAATACCCAGCAACAATAAAAGTGCAGTACCTTATGCCAGCTATAGTAAAGCTCCAGAAGATTCTGCATGGAATGGTCCTGCTGCTAAAGGAAATATAGCAAGATGGGCTGGTTATGATGGGTCTGATAAATCTACAGTAGATTGGGCTAAATATAAAAAAGGATTTACTTGGTTTGATAGTTCATCTACTGATAACTTTGGAAGTTATAAACTTCCACATCATGATGTATCAAATGGTTCACTAAATACAATCTGGCGCGGAGTTGCTGCTGCTATGGGTGCACTATTAGGTGCACGTAATAGAGCAAATATTCCTGCTGCTGAAAGAAAGAGTGTATATAACCATTTATCTAAACATTATAAAGAATTTGATAAAGAAGTGCCGGAATTTAAAATGTTCCAGACTGAGAAGGAAATTATGGATGCTAATTTAGATGATGATACAACTAAAGCTTTATTAGATAATATCGTAACTAAAAATAGCAGTTCGTCAGATATTAGTGTTAATTTTGACTTTAACATTGAAAGTACAAAAGCTAATGATACAGATACTGCATTATATATTGAAGGTTATGCCAATACAAGTGACAAAGATCGTTATGGTGATATAGTATTACCAACTGCATTTGATATGCAAAATTTTGAAAATAATCCTATTATCCTTTTAAACCATAATCAAACAACTCCTATTGGAAAAATGGTTGATTATGAGATTAAAGATAATGGACTTTGGATTAAAGCTAAGATTAGTAAAGCAGCCGAAGATCTCTATAAAGTACATACTTTAATTACTGATGGTATTTTAAAAGCGTTTAGTATTGGATTTAAATTAGTTGATGCTAATTATGATCCTAAATCAGATACCTTCTTTATTTCAAAACTAGAATTACTAGAAGTTTCTGTGGTATCAGTACCAGCAAATCAAACATCACTGTTTGAGGTTTCTAAAGCATTTGATGAAAAACGTGCAGCTTATAAAGAACACTATTTAGCAAATGCTGAAAAAGCCATGACTACTGTTACTACAACAGAGACCGTTACAACAGAAACAGAAACATCTGTTACTACTGAAACGGTTGAAGTCATCGACGATGGTACTGATACTGGCGATGGCTCAAAACAAGTGATTACACATGATGTTGAAGATGAGGAATCTCTATCTGATACTGAAAAAGATAATAATACAAAAGGAGAAGAAAGTATTATGCCTGATGCAAAAAAAGATACACCTCAAGCTTTAACAGCAAAAGAGGTGGCTGAAATTACAGCTAAAGCTATTGCAGACCATGAAGCTGCTAAAGCTGCTGATGCTGATGCAAAGGCTGCCGAAGAAGCAGAACGTAAAGCTGCTAAAGACGCAGAAGATGCGCGCATTGCTAAAGCAGTTGAAGATGCTATTGCTGCACGTGATAATGCTGATGAAACAAAAGCAGGTCTACCAAATGGTGGTTCTGCACCGGAGGTTCCAGTGATAACTCTGTCTGCTGAAGATAAGGTTGCTTATGAAAAGAAACTGGATGATCTATATCTACTGTCTCTAATGGCAGAAGTTCCAATGAATGAACTTAAAGAGTTCAAAGCTCTTCCAGTACAAGTACAGAAGACTGTAACAAATACTGGTGGTATTTCTCTAGCACCTATCGGTTTCGATAATCGTCTATTAGAGGATATTCGTGCCGAACTTAAAGTTGAAAAACTGTTTAAGTCTTTCACAATGCCTCTAGCGGATTACCGCCTGCCATTTAATGCTGCCGGTGTAGTAGCAGAATGGATTACAGCTGGTTCAACTCCAACTGACCGCGCTGTAACATTCAAGAACATTCTGTTCACTGCTAAGAAGCTAATGTCAGCAGTTGGTTTCAACTACGAAGATGAAGACGATGCTACTGTAGCCCTTCTTCCTACAATTCGTAAGGAACTAGCTTATGCTATGGCTCTGCTAATTGATACTACACTTATTAGCGGTGATGGTACTGCTAATGACTTCCGTGGTGTTGCAGACTATGCAACTGGTGCTGATGTTACAGGATCTCACGTAACAACTCTAGGTACAGTAGCTACTCCAGGTGATGTAACACCTGCTGATATTGCTGCTGCACGTGCTAAGATGGGTCGTTATGCCCTTAATCCACGTGATGTTGTAATTCTGATCAACCTGTCTGATTACTACAAGCTGGTAGATGATACAACAGTACAGACAATTACCAACTATGGTACTAGAGCTACACTTGTTACTGGTGAGCTTGCTAATATTTGGGGTATTCCAATTATCCCAACAGAAGCATTTGGTACACCCGCTGTGGCTGGTGATATCCGCTTCCTAATCGTGCGTCCTGATCGCTTTATGTTAGGTTACCGTAAAGGTCTAATGGTAGAAGCATGGCGTGACCCACGTAATCAGACTAAGTCCCTAACTGCTTCTATGCGTATGGACTTTAACCCACTTGTACCGCTTACAACAGGTGAGTTAACTGCGTCTGAAACATTCGTACACCGTGTTGAACTTGGTGCGTAAGTAAACCAATAGAGGAAAGGTTAATTTCCTCTATAACTTAGATTAAATAAAAGGAGAAACTATGCCTAAGGTAAGATACATGGGAGCCAACATAATTAACCATAAGGGTGAATATATTGGTTATGGTCATGAATGTAAAATGAGTGAAGATGAGTTGAAAAATCGTGGTAAAGCAACACCTGGTTTATGGATGCTTGTAGAAGATGCTGATACTCTAATTGCTACACGTAAAGCAAATCAGAAAAAGAAAGCATTAGCTATCCAGGAAGCAATGGAAAAGGCAGAGATAGAGGCAAGATTAGAAGCCGAAGCTCGTAAAAAAGCAGATAAAGCTAGAATTGAAGCTCAACAAAAATTAGCTCAGGAAGCTTTAGCACAATTAGGTAAACCACAGAAAAAAGAATCTGAGACTATAGATGCTGAAGATAAAAAACCTGAGGAAGATAAAAATCCTGAGGAAGATAAAAAACCTGAGGAAGATACGTCTAAGGTAAGTCCACGTAGAAGTAAATAAGTAAATGCAGCTTATATCTCTTGATGAATATAAAGATTTTTATAGTATAACAGATACTAAAAAAGATGGCCAAATTAATGAAGCCATTACTTATGCTATTGGTTTAGCACAAAGCTTTATAGGTAGAGAATTAGCTACAGACACATACAGTCAAACATACGACGGTGGTTGTTCTATCATAGTGTTAGATAATTTTCCAGTTGAAACTATTACATCTATAACTGAAGATGGAAATGCTACGACTGATTATACTTTATACTCAGAAGATGGAAGAATAATAAAAGGAACATCACTACATAATGATTTAACTACCTTAGCAGTATTTGCAGGAGGTCTACAAGGTGTTACAGTTAACTACACAGCTGGTTATACTGACTCTACTGGCGCAATTCCTGTGCCAGATGATCTTAAACTTGCTTTACTTAAGTTAGCTAAGTTTTTAATATCTGATCAAAAAACATCTAATCCTAAAGTTGTAAGACAAACATTACACGGTGAAGAACGTCAATTTAGTAAATTAGGTGCTGCTGTAGATGTTGATTTAATACCTTATGATATTAGAAGTATATTAATGCAATATAGATAGAATGGTAGTAATTGATTTAGAGTTAGTAAATAAAGACATAGTAATAAATTCATTAGCTAATTCTATGTCGCTCACAGAGCAAAAAAAGCTAGCTAAATCATTAACTGCTAGAGCAGTTAGTACATCAAAAACTAGACCAAAAACTACTAGTTTATCTACGGATTTAAGTGCTTTTGCACCAAATAATAAAGTAAATCTAACTGATAATGTAACAGCAGCTTTATTAGAAAAACAAGGTAAAACTTTAGCTACAATAAATACTAAAGGTAAAAAAGCTGCTCAAATATTAAAAGAATATACGTCCAGTAAAAATCCATTAATACTACAGTTTCCTAAAGTAGCTCCTGGTAAAGGTATTATTATAATCCCTAAAACAGGGGATTTAGAAGCTGTTAGAGTTATGGGAACAAAAAATGCGTGGACTATTAAGTTAAAAAAATCCGCAGTAGATAGACATCGCAGACATCTAGTTAAAAATTTAGCTCAAACTACTGAAAAACATGTAGAACAAGAAGTTAAAAAAATAGCTAGAGGAAATATTCCAAAAATTCGCTATAGCATCTAAACTTTCTGTTCCTGTAGATTCTATAAAATTAGCATCTATAAGTTATATAGGAACTAATATAACAACAGAAGTACAAAAAGAGATGTCTAAACGTATGCATAAACGAGGAAAGTTTTATGCTACGGATAGAGGAGCTAGGGCAACACCTAAACTGGTAAATAGAACTGGTAAATTTGTAGAATCTACAACCGCTAAAGTTACATCAAAGGATGTTATTACTTATCAATTTTCACATACTTATGATATACATGAAAAAAGAAAAGGAGCAATTACTACTATAGCTCCTACAGGTGATAAACCATTAACTTTTTTCTGGAAAAAACGTCAAAAATGGGTTAGAACACATAATCCCGTACAGGTACGTTCTAGACCTATTATAAAAGAAACCATTAGAGACATAGCATTTAAAAAGTTTAATAGACGTTTTAAACTTGTAAGAGGAAATTAATGGCAGAATCTATAAGAACTAGAATAGGAAACAGATTAGTAAGTATTCTATCTGATATTAGTACTTCTAATGGTTATAATACAGATATTATAGAGGTAGCAAGACGTCTTAAATTCATTGATGAAATTGAGTATTTCCCCTCTATATATTTAGTTGCAGCCTCAGAAGGCCGTAACTATTTACCAGATTATTCTGAAGAGCGTAATATTATTTATCTAATTCGTGCATACGTACAAGATGAAGATAGTGATGCTATATTAAATGATTTAATTGAAGATATTGAAGTAGCAATTAGAAATGACTTCAAATCTTCTAGATTAACTAACTTAGTAACTAATATAATTATAACAGAAATCACTACGGATGAAGGACTACTTAATCCAGAAGGTGTGGCTGAAATAGTTGTTGCAGCTACTATAATTCAATAAAAAGGAGGCTACTAAATGCCTAATATTGCTCTAGGTCGTGATATTAGCGTGTGTGTTGTTCCAGAGTCTACTGTAGGAACACTTGCTGTTCCAGCAGTTGATGGTAGCAATGCCATTCTTATTTCTGATGGTGGTACATTCACACAAGCTGGTAACTTTATTGAAGATGCTCAAAAACGTCCTACACGTGCACGTTTTTCTCGTACTCGTGGTAAATATAATCCAGGTGATTGGGCATTCTCAACATACTTAAAACCACAAACTCCAGTTGCTACAGGTGCAAACAATGAATTTCTTTATGAAGGACTACTAGGTAAACGCTTATATAATAATGTTACTAATGGTACACTTATTATCAAGGGTATTACTGGTAAGTTCCAAGATGGAGAAGCTAT